CAGAGACAACCGGCCCAGTTAACTTTTATGTTAAGGATTTCGTGCCGAATAACCACTATACAATCAGGGATATTCCACACCATAGAGGTACTGGTCGTATGATCGACGTGCCCGATCATAAGTTACTCCAAGGATTTAGAGAGGTTGCCAATACAGAAGCTGTTGATGCATTAGTTTATGCTGTCACTGGATTTTTCCTTCAAGCTATTATGTCACTCTTTTTATTGATTAAAGCAGCATGCAAATTGTATGAGTGGTCATGGTTCTGGAAGACACAGACACGCAAAACAATGCTTCACATGTACTATGACAGTTTAGTTGACCTTCATAACCATAGTAAACTAGCTGTAACGCTTCCTAAGATATCATGTGTACTATGGCTCATCTTCGTCGTTTACAATATACGCAAACAAAATATTGCTATTACACGTCTAATCTATCGAACGGGCCTCATCTTGTTAATCGAACTGTTGTTCCAGATCCACATCGGCTATGTCTTTTTGTTCATTTATTGCGCGATGAATTACCACAGACCTCCTGAACCAGTACTCCGTGGTATATATATACACAATAATGACTATATGAGTGAATATATAATGGGTGGTACAGTTGAGCACCAGATCGACGAAAAGTATCTCTTAGATATGAAGGCTCCGAACGCCACTGCTGAAGTCAAGTTTTACCTACGTGGGCAAGAAGTGCATTATGACCATATAATTCAGCAAGCAAGAGCTAATAAGTTCACACCCATAAACTATCTAAGCCTTCATGGTCAAATGAGTGACCCTATGCATGTTATGGCTAGTAGTGATCTTAATACAATCAGTGCTTTGTTGTGTCGAGCCGTAAAACCTAGAACAGATATATGCCCCATCGATTTGTTATTCTATAAAGATTTCACCGAGCAATTTTTGAAGAAGTATCTAGTTAAACCCACCGGAATTATTTCATGTAGCGAATATGTAGATCAAGTAGATGAGGGGCCAAAACGTACTTTGTATCGCAAGACTCTTGAGGGAATTTTAAATGGAGACAAATTGAAAACATCTTATACAGGGTTCATGAAAACAAGAGAGTCGAGTTTGTCTATTGGCCGCCCAAGGTTCCTGACAAATCCACCGGATTGCTGGAAGGTTATTTCAGGAGCAGTTAATTACAATATCATTCATGCATTGAAGCAGACATGTCCTGGGTTTTGTCACGGATTTAACAACGATCAACTCCAAGAACGCATCAATAAGCTCCTTAGAAATTATCAAGATCCAGTTTTCATATCATTGGATGGCTCAGCTTTCGACTCAACTCAATACGAGCCATTGTTACAAGCAATAGATGTCAAAATTGTCGATTTTTATTTGCCAATTATATATCCTCACTTAGGTTTATATAAGTTCATGTATCCAAACATAAGGAAACACCTTCGAAATACGACTTGTAGAGTGAAGATGTACTGGCAAAAGAAAATCAACAAACGAACTCAACTCATGGCAGATCTAAAACTTAGAGGAACCGTCACATCCGGTGACCCCCTCCGAACGACACTGGGCAATACTATGCGATTGTTATCATACCTAGAATATATTGCCCACCTAGCTGGTATAACCGCATCATGCTTAGTTGCAGGTGATGATGGGCTTATAATTGTTGAATCAAGAGATGCGCCCCATTTCGCTAAGTATATGGATATGGTTTACGTGAAAGATGGCGAATGTGGCGGTCTCGGTCAGATATGTAAAGAGTATAACATCTCGTCTTACAAGACAACTTTCTTATCAAAAGACATACTCCGCCAACGTGTTTCAACAACAATCGCATCAAGAAAACCAGATCGTTTTGCTTATACTGGGGAGTCGGTTGATCCGTCTAAGATCACAAAGAAATACACGCTAGGAAAACATCGTGACGCCGTCCTCACATCGATGTCATCAATGACTAATCGTTTACCACATTTAGAGGCCATCATGAGCGAACTCCCTAAATACAGAGTCTCGAAAAAATTAAAGGATTGGGAACACCATTATGCGTCCGGTATTTCTGAGTTTGATGGTCAGATATTTTTGGCTCATTATAAAGAATACGTGTACACCATGTATCAGCC